TATTCAACTTCTTCATTTGCATATTTACTGGCACGGAAAAACGCCCATTTATCCAGTTGTGAGCTATCAAAATGATCCCCAAGTCCAAATCTTTCATTTAACATCAACGCATATAACAACCAAGAAGGACAGGAAGTCCAAGTCGCAGCTTGGAACGTTCCGTCCCATACAAAGTTAGTTGGATATATGATTCTTCCTGAATCACTATCAACTGTAACTCCAGTTGGAATCTGTACTTTTAAGCCTTTAATGTCATATTTTCTACTAGGTATGGAACTAAACTGTTGGGCATCAAGCCTTACACCAATTAAGGCTGTATTAGGATAAGTTTGTGTGTCAAATTTAACGGTAGTAAATGCACTCCATGTAAAGGAATTAGATAGTAAGGAGTCACTACTGTCATCAGTTACTCTTGTAACTTTTACGGTGTAAATTGAATTGGGATTATCTTCTTTGTTTAACCTTATTTCGTACTGTCTGTTATAAGCATCACCTGTCCTTCCCCTTATAGTGTCATCTATAACTTCATCATAAGCAGTATCATTCCCTGTTGATATATTTGTGTATTTAATTGCTATTTTCAACTGAACATGTGTACCTAAAGTATCTCCATTTTTGCTGTCTATTCTTTGAAGAACAGGGATAGTAATTTTAACTCTTACAGCATCAACAGTTGTATCCGATATTGTTCTTGTTACAGGAAATTCTTTAGTAACAGGAACATTAACAGCCGTTGCAGATAATATTGCAGTTGAAGATTCTAAAGGAATATAATTTTGAGTTGCTGTCCCTGTCCTTTCGTATAAATCTACGTCTTTAAAGTTATAAGTTCCATCTGAATTTTGTAAAGCAGTGTCATTGAAGAAAACAGATTTAAACCCATCTGCAAGACCTTCAATTGGCCCTTCTGCTATAACCTCAGTTATATTTGCAAATTCTCTACTGTCTAAACTGTCTCTAGCAGTACGAGGAGTTCTATCACTACCTTTATCACCTTTACCCCCACCACCAGCACCAATAATTGTTGTAGTCATGTGTCCACCTGAACGGTATCAATACCTGCGCTGACAACAACGCTTCCTGTTATTGTACGTCCCAAAACAATAGGGACAGGAACACCAGCAGCATTTGTATTGGTGATGCCACTAAAGTTAAACGATTCTCTAGGGTCTTCAGTTTGCTCAGGTGTTTTAGGAGTAGGAGCAAGCATTTCCGCTACGCCCCCTAAGACTAAAGCAGCTCCAACAGTAAATAAACTTTTAGTTATATAACCAGCTTCAGCCCATCCTGCTGCTGACATTAATCCACCTTGAACAGCGACAGATCCTCCAGCCGTAGCAAAAGCTAATCCAATCATTGCTGCTCCTAAAAGTATCCTTCCCATGTTCCCGCCAGCTCCAGCTATCACAGGTGTAATCAATATGTCTTCCTTCCCAATTGGATCTTTTAATTCATCAAGTCCTATTGATGTATCTCCTACACAGACAACGTATTCTCTTTCTGCCATGTGACGGTCTAATCCTGCAAAATTAGCTACCAACATCCTTACGCTTTCTGCTACATCAGCTATATCCGCAACAATTTCTTTCCTGCCTGTAAATTCAGCCAGTTCCCCATATAGCTTTACTGTTCTCATGCCTTAATTTCTTACCTGTACTTGATTGTAACCAATCCCCATAACAATCTCTACAACTCAAACGATTCTGAAGATGATGCAATACATTTCCATCCCCTAAATACACAGCACAATGGTTTAATCCAGGCGATCCAATCGACATTAATAACAGATCACCCTTCATTAATTTCTCATCTCTTAGCAACCTAAACCCTGTTGCTTCATACGCTCCATCGAACATGGGAGCATTGATAAATTGCTCTGGATCGTCTGGTCTATCCCAATCTCTTAACTCTAATCCTTCCTGCTTGTACCAATCTCGTGCGAGAGTCCAGCAATCTTGTACTGCCCAAACCCATTGCCTCGATAACAAGGGTGAGATATAAACTCCAGAAGGATTGTATGTACTCCATTTCTCCATTCTAGGGTTAACAATATACCAAGGTACTTTGCCTTTACTAGCAGCAACCTTGTCAGCCTCGGACGGCTCTGGTGCAGATACAGGGTGACTATGAACAATCGCTAGGATTTCTCCTCTCTCTTCTGCTCTTGCATAATCAATTGCAGCAATCTGAAACATCTGTTCAGGATATTTAGCAACGTTTTTACAAGGCCAATATTTTTTCTTTCCCTTAACTAACAACAAAAGGCCACAAGCTTCCTTCGGGTCAGCTTCTTTTGCTGCTTCTAACGCTATGTGTTTCCAGTTAATAACTGAACGTACCGACTCCAGGGAAGTCATCAGGCAATATCTGTCGTTTTGGCAATCTTACTCCAGCTAAATCAAATGCACTACACATTTCGTATGAAATAACATCTCTATTTTCCATTGATTTTCGGTCTATAAAATAAATATCTCTCGGTCTAAAATAACTTGTTGGATCGGCATCACTATTTGATCCACCAGTAAAATTAACAGCATCTAAATACTTAGATAGAGTCCGAGTTCTAGTAACTTTGCACCCCTCTAAAGTTATGGTATTACGAGGTAAAGCATTACCATCAGCATCAACATTTAATAAAGCCAAAATTGTCGTAAACGTACCATTAAGATTCGCAACTGAGATGCTGGGTCTAGGTAATGTTCCTTGACCTGTTGCCTGATAACCTTCTGCTTTTAATGGTATTGCAGTATAAGTATTCCCCTGCCATACAATGTCATTCCCTAATTCATTTTTTGTATTAGTAAATCTATATGTCGTTGTCGAACTATGTTGGGCGGTATTTAATTCAAAATCAAATAACTCAACAATTGTTTTAGCATCAGATCCTTGCAAAGTTCTTTGCAAGTTAAATTCACCTTCGCCTTCTGCGTAGTCAGCGACCCAGTAATTAACAACGCAATACAGCATTGATTTATGCAGTTACAGCTTTAATAACAGCGAAACGAATAACAATTGCTTCACTTAATGATCCTGCTGAAATGTTAGTCACATTAATTGAAGCTGAACCTGCTGCTGCTTGTGCGTTTAAAGCATACTTTCCTGCCGTTCCACCAGAGGAATGGTTTAAGGAAACAACATCAGTTGCCGCAATCGTTGAGTTAGTAAGAGTAAAAGAAACAATGGCATCAGCCGCTAACGCAGCATTATTCATTGTGACTGTTCCACATTTTTTGTTAAGTGTAACCGCAGTCGATTTTGAACTAGCTTGAGTTACTGTTCCACCGTCACCAGTAATATAACCAGCTTTGTCAGTGTTTAAATTTGTGAAATTAGCATCAACTTCTGTATGAGTTAATGGTGAGCCTTTGCCAGCTCTAGTGACAATGGTACTCATGCTTCAAAGACCTGTCTAAATGTTGCACTTATAGTAGCTCGGTTTAGGTAAGGTATTGATTTTGTCCAACTAGCGCACACCCATTTATAAGAAGTTGTAGTGTCGGGAGGTGTCCAAGTAAAGCTTGCTCCATCTAAAGCTCTATTATCTAAAAAATTAGAAATTGTATCTGCATCGGTTTCACTGATATTTTGCCAGCGTAAAGCCCACTCTTTTGGATTCTGATTAAGTCCTACGTTTACTCTGATTTCATATCCATCTCCCATTCTGGCAACACGGGTTTTAGGAGTATTTCTTTGGTTCGCTCCATACGAAGGCGCAGGACTTGTTGGAAATGTTGCCATTATGCTAGAAGCCCTCCAGGTCTTTTCTGGTTAGCAATTTCAGCTTGAACTGCTGCTGCCAGCATACTTCCAAGTTGGTCAGATTGCCCTGCATCCCCTGCGACTGACGAACCAGAAGCATCTACGTTAACTACTACATTCGTTCCCCCCATCGCATGATTTGGAACGATTTTACCGCTAGACCCTGGGACAAATAATTCTGGGCCTTTTTCTCCAACGATATAAGGGGTGCCACCTGTAACTGGCCCTCCTGCTGCTCTTTTGAAAATACTTCCGATACCAGGAATATTACTTAATGCCACATCTACCCCATAGTTCAATAGCTGATTACTAATCCTTTTAAATACATCTGAAGCAACTTCACCTAATGTCTTCGTTCCATCTATTGCTGCATTAATACTTTCAACAAGCCCATCTTTGATTGTCTGTCCTATTCCTTGATATAACGCATTCATATCTTTCAACTGATCAATCGTTTCCAGATCCTTACGAAGAGCTAATGCTTTTTCGCTATTTACATCAGCGTGTATTTTTTTTATTTTAGTTCTGATAGCTGCTTCTCTTTCTCCATACTGAAATACCATCTCTAATCTCTTTCTTTCAGCTTCTATTTTTTCTGTTTCTGTAAGCTTGGATTTCTTTCCTTTACCTAAATCACCATTCTCACCGAAAGTCAAATCTTTTTCTTCTGTCTTCCTGAAAGGAGAATACTTTTTCAATATAGCGGCTTGTTTATCAGCAGGTATATCCATTGCTATACCCATAGGACTAACGGGAGCAAACATTTTACCCAACCTGGTTGGATACATCATGTTCATCATTTCATCGTGCATCTTCTGAGCAATAGGCTTATCTCCTTGATCTATTAAATCTCTCATTAACGCATTTATTTTTGATCCACCAGTTGCAGTCTCAACTGTTTTATTAACAAATTCTAAAAGAGTCCCTAATGGCCCTGCCATTAATGCTGACATTGCTAAAGCCAACTCTTCCCAGGCTTCTTTTAATTTTTCAGCTTCTTCTCCTGCTTTCTTTAGATCAGTTAAACCTTCCCTTCCTACAAGTCTGATATAT